CTATTGAGTCAAGAGAACTTGCTAAAAGAATTGGTAGTGCTTTTGGTCGGTTACAAACAGAAGTTCTTGTTCCTATTCTCAAGCGTGTTGTTCACATTTTAACTCGAAGAGGTATTTTACAGCCTATTCAATTAGATGGTCGTGACATAGAGATTAAATTCTTATCACCTTTGGCTAAAGCGCAAGATGCTGAAGACATTATCAATGTTCAACAGGCTGTTCAGTTTGTCCTACAAAATGCAGGGCCAGATCAAGCTAAGATTGGCTTTAAACAAGAAGACTTTGGAACATGGGTAGCGGCTAAGACAGGAATGCCTGCTGAATTAGTCAGAACACCTACTGAGAAGGCGCAAGTGATACAAGCAGGAGCAGAAGCGGCTCAAGCAGGAATAAAACCATCACAAGCACCGATGCCTGTTCAATGAGTTGGTCAAATATTGATCAACTTGCTGACTCAGAAGTTGCAAAAAAACAAGCAGAACTACGCAAGCGTAACGCTAATGATTTAGCTAAAGCGTATCATAGGGTCTTTACAACTGACGATGGAGCGCGTATCTTAGCAGACCTGACCAGAAGGTTTGTCTATGATAATGATACTTCTTTTGGTGCAGAAAATATTAATTATGAAGCCGCCTACCACAATGGAGAGGCCGGAGTAATTAAGTTTTTAATCAATCAAATGAAGCAAGCTGAAATCAAATAAGGATTACATTATGTCAGAAGAACAAGCCGCTGAACAAAGCGATACCTTGTTAGATAGTGCCGAACCTACTCTCGCAGAAGGCGAATATTATTTAACTGACGGTATTAAAGGAACTGGTGAAGTACCTGAATGGTTAGACACAAAGTATAAATCTGTAGCAGATCAAGCTAAAGGTTATTCTGAACTGTCTAAGAAGTTTGGAGGATTCAAGGGTTCGCCTAAAGATGGTTACACACCCCCAGAAGGAATTGAGAGTGATGATGCCTTGTATCAAGAGTTAGAGGCATTTGCTACCAAGACTAATATGAGTGCTGATGCATTTGGAGAAGCATGGGAATTGTTATCTGCCCAAGACTATGCCGCACAAGCTGTAGATCAAGAAGAAGAGTTGTCTAAGCTAGGCGATAACGCTCAGGAAAGAATTAAGACTGTTGAAGGGTTTATGAAAAACAACCTTGATGCAGATACTTACGAGCAAGCTAGAGGTCTAGTGACTACCGCTGATACTATTGCATTGGTAGAAATGTTGGTACAAGCAACTGCTCCTGCTAAACTGCCAATGGAGGGAGGTCATAACCCTCAAGGTCTATCTTGGGAAGCTATCGAGACAGAGATGTTTAAGAAAGACGAGCAAGGAAACCTTCTTAGAAGTACCAATATCGACCATGAGCGCAAAATTCAAAAGATGATGCAAGCGTGGGGTGGTACAGGTAATTGATTAATATAGGGTAAAAGGTGTATAATCAAGACACTGGATACCCTTTCCCCAAAGGCCCAGTAAATTTAGGTTGAATGCTGACCATTTTTACTGGGTACTCAGCAAAAAACCTTGAAAACTTTTTTTATTACTCTTTTTCGAGGAAACTATTATGAGTGCTAATCTATCATCCGTAGCGTCGATTGAATTTGACAGTATGGTCAAACACGCCTACGCACAAAAAGGGCTTCTAAAGCCTGCTGTAACAATCCGTAACAATGTAGTTGGTGACAGCTACAAATTCCGTAACATGGGCAAAGGACTTGCCAACCAGAAAACTACTTCTGCTGATGTTGTTCCTATGGGCGTTGCTTATGACTTTAAAGTAGCAACTCTCGCTAACTGGAATGCTCCAGAGTACACTGACATCTTTGATGCCGCTGAAGTAAACTTTGATGAGAAGCAAGAATTAGCAGACACTATTGCAGGCGCACTTGGTCGTCGTAGTGATCAGCTAGTAATTGATGCATTGGATGCCGCTACTCCTACTACTATCGCTCATGGCGGTTTGGCGTTGACTATGGCTAAGGTCATTGACGCGCAAGTAGCATTACGTGGAAAAGGTGTTCCTAACTCTAACTTGTTTGCCGCTGTAAACAGTGCAGGACTTGGTGGTCTTTTGAAGGACGAGAAAGCTACTTCTGCTGATTACCAGACTGTTAAGGCACTTGTTAGTGGAGACGTAAACAGCCTAGCAGGATTTAACTTTATCATTCTTGATGATCGTGCTGAAGGTGGTTTGACTGTTACGACTAACACTGTTGATTCGTATTTCTTCAATCGTGAATCTGTTGGACTTGCTATTGGTATTGACATGAAGACCTCTGTTGATTGGGTTCCGCAGAAGACTTCTTGGCTTTGCAACGGTATGTTGAAAGCAGGCGCGGTTGTTCGTGATGCAGACGGTATCGTTAAGGTTGAGTACAAAGATAACGTATAAGTTATCAATGCGTAAACTGAATGGGGGGTTCGTCCCCCCTTTCTTTCACATAAAGGTCTATTATGGCAAGCAAACTCCAACTTATATCTAATGCTTTAATTTTAATTGGTGATTTGCCTATTACCTCTCTTACAGGCAACACTCGCGCTCAAACTGTTGCTAATAATTTGTATGATAATATTGTACAAAACGAATTAACTAAATACCGTTGGGGCTTTGCTAAAAAGAAAGCGCAATTAAATTTAACGGTAGGCACTCCTGTAGGCAATGAGTGGCAAAATATTTATCAGCTTCCTTCTGATATGCTATTTCTTATTAAAATTAATCCTTCAGTTCCTTATGCTATTTATGGCGATAAGCTATATACAAATACATCAGCAGATTTGTATGCTGATTACATCTACAATGTTCCTGAAAATGAATGGCCTGTATACTTTAGTAAGATGATTGAGTATGCACTTGCTATGGACTTTGCTCCTTCTATTAGAGACAGTGCCGCATCTATGGATGCTAATGCAAGTCAATATTTAAATGCTTCTCGCATGGCTCGGTTTACTGATTCACAACAATATCCTACTGTTCCTATTGCGGATAGACCCTTTATTAATGTAAGGTTTTAGTTATGGCAAAGTCGAAGTTTCTACAAAGTTCTTTTGTAAGCGGAGAGTTGTCACCATTACTTAAAGGCCGAGTTGATCTTGAACAATACTATCAAGGCATGGAAACTGCTGAGAATGTTCTTATCGTCCCACAAGGAGGGTTAAAGCGTAGAGCAGGCACACAGCACATAGATACCGCAGAAAACGTAATGGCTCCATTTTTGTCAGCAGGGCTAGAACAACAATTTAGCTTTGTTGTTACTACTGGACTCCCTGTTGTTGGGCAAGAATATACTAATAATTCAGCAACATTTACAGTAACTTCTTTTACTGGTTCAGGGCTTCCATATACTGCTTATGCAGAAAGAACAGCAGGGACAAATGATCCTACTGCTACTGGAACGCTTGATTCTGTTAACAATGTTTATCCTAATCTAATCTACACTTCTTTTCAAACTTTTGTTATTACCATGCCTGAAGGTGGAGTAGCGCAAAATATAAATGATTTTAACCCTGCAACAATAGGCACAACTACTACTAATATTGGAATTTTAGGAACAGGCAGTGAAGCAGATTATGTCGTTGCTTTTTACAACATTGCAGGAACATCTAGTCTTGGTAAAGTTGTAGATGTAAATAATATACAATTAACTGGCACTGGGTCAGCCGTTTTTAAATTACAAGCGTCTACAGATAATGTTACTTGGTCTACTCGTGAAGCTATGACTATAACAGAAAACGCTCAGACGTTTAGAGTTAGAATGCCTGATGATGTAGATTATAAATATTTTCGTATAGTACGAACAGGCGATACTGGAGACTTAGGCTCTTTAAAAATACAGTTAAGTGAGTTTAATGTTTTCTATTTTACTGCAATTCGATCTGATGTTAAAACTTTTGACTTTAGTATTGAAACAAATAAACATTATCTTTGTGTGTTAACTGGTGGAGAAGAAACTACGCCATCTTACGGTAATTTATCTCTTTATTTTGTTTCTAATAAAACTGGCAATATTACATCTTCAGCAAGACTAGCCGTTCCTATTCGCTCGTCAGAAGTATCTACTGTTCGTGATGTGCAAACCGAAAATGTCATGTTAATGTTCCATGAGGATCATCATCCTAAAAGAATTATTAATACAGGTCTTAATGTATTTACTATTGACGACATTCCTTTTCTTAATGTGCCTCAGTACGATTATGATGATGCGTCTAGTCCTACGCCTACTTCCTACGTAACAACAATGACGTTAAATCATTTTGATGCAGGCGATAGATTTCAGATAGATGTCGAAGGCGTGTTAAGTAAAAACATAACAGTAACAGAAAGCGCATCATCAACTGCCGCAAACATACAGAAAAACGTACAAGAAATGCCTATTTTTGGTGATACAGGTATTACAGTTACAGGCGGTAATACTATATTTACAATCACGGTTGGTGGTGAGTCTGCTAAATCTTTTGAGTTATGGTCTGGTTTTGCAACATCAGAAATAGGCGGCACTAATAATGAAATATCGTTTGCTTTAAATACTCAAGGAGTTCCTAGAAAAGAAGACGTATGGTCTGCTACTAGAGGGTATCCTAAGACTGCCGCATTCTATGCAGGAAGGTTATGGCTAGGTGGTACAAAGTCTAAGCTACAGAGTTTGTTTGCATCTAGGTCTGGCTCGTTCTTTGATTTCTACACAGAAGAAGGTGATGATGACGAGGGTATCTTTACAACCATATCTTCAAGACAGCTAACAGAGATTATCGACATTAACCCTGATCGTGGCCTACAGGTGTTTACAGCAGGAGCAGAGTTTATTGTTAGAGGTAATACTCCGTCTGACATTACTATTGAAGCTCAAACACAGCATGGAGCATCGTTCTTAGAAGTTAAGTCTGTAGATGGTGCAACATTGTTTGTAGATCAAAACGGTAGAACATTACGATCTTATTTATATAACTACAATGAAGATGCTTATAACAGTACGGACATATCTGTATTATCTTCTCAGCTAATTGACGATCCATTAGATTTAGGCGTATTAACTGGATCGTTATCTGAGGATGCTAACTGGGTATTTATTGTTAACCAAGATGGTACTGCGGCAATCCTCAATACTTTACGCACACAAGACATTAATGGATTTACAAAATGGATTAATGGAGATACGCAAACAGATTATCCATTAAAGATTGTTTCTGTATCTGTAGTAAATAACGATTTATTTTTAGTAAACAAAAGAACTACTGCATCAGATACTACCTATACAATAGAAAAATGGAATTTTGATTATTTATTAGATTCATCTGTGAAGCTAGAAACTAGTCAAAGTATACAGGGCAATAACTTGTATTTAGCTTCGAATCATTTAGACGGAGAAACAGTTAGTGTTGTAGCTAGAGGAACAAATCTTCCTCAAAGAGTAGTGCAGACTGATCCTGCTTCTGGATACATTATTTTAACTGATTCAGAAAAAACATTTATTTTGGCGCAAGACCCCTCTGGCGGTGTCATTGATGTAGAGGTAGGTTACAACTTTACGCCTAAACTTGTAGGTATGCCTTTAAATACCAATTCAAACAGAATTGCAGGGCAAAACCAAATGCGAGAAAAGAAAATAACTCGTATGAATTTAAGAGTCTACAAAAGTTCTGGTGTGTATATTGATGGTAATGCTGTTCCTATTAGACAGTTTGGAGATGCGGCAGATACACCATTAGATTCCAATCTTCCTGAACAAACTGGTATTATACAGGATAACAATGGTGGTAATGGATGGGGAATAGAAGTACAGCCTGAGATTACTATTCCTAATCCTACGCCATTCCATATTCAGGCTATTGAATACGAGGTAGAATCATCTTAAATCAATTAGCAAAGCAAGATGAGATATTAAAACTACAGTCATTAATGTTAAAAGGTGACACTGTAGAGTTAGAAACTAAGCATCATTTTAGTGATGGCTTATATGCAAGAGAGTTGTTTATCCCTGCCGGAGTATGTTTAGTAGGAGCGTTACACAAAACGACTCACTTGTACATGGTAGTAAAGGGTAGATGTAAGGTGTCTAGCCAATTTGGTAACTTGGATATAGAGGCTCCGTTTATGGGAGAGACTATTCCGCAAACTAAGCGTGTTATATACGCTGAAACAGACTGTGTATGGATTACATATCACCCTACACACTTAACTGATATAGACGAGATAGAAGCGGCTTTGTTAGAGCCAGAGGATATTTAGATGAGTTTTGCAATAGTGGCTAGTTTAATGGCGGTAGGCACAACAGTAAGTGCTTATGGTCAAGTACAAGCTGGTAAGGCGGCAGAAGAACAAGCGATAGAGCAAGCTAGGCAAGAAAAGATTGCCGCTGAGGGTCGTGAATTACAAAGACGACAAGAATTGAACAAAGCCCTTGCATCTAATGTTGTAGGAATGTCTACTTCTGGTATGACTGGAGAAGGAACCCCTGCTAGTATTGCTTTAGAAAGCGCCAAACAAGTAGGCGCAAGCGAAGGAATGATAGGGCTGTCTGAAAAATTAAGACGCAGACAAATAAGAATGCAAGGAAAAATGGCTAAAGGAACTGCTTACACTCAAGCTACATCTACTTTGCTTAAAAGTGCGGCTGATGCTTATGGTGGATTTCAAACCTATCAGGCAAACAAGGACTCATAATGGCTAAACGACCTAGACAACAACGTATTCTATCTTATGGAGAGTTCCGCCCTACAGGGGTAGATGACTCTGCGGCTAGGCGTATGCAGGCTTTAGCAGGCTTAGGTGAGACTGTAGCAGGCGTTGCTGAACAGTTTGGAAGGGCTAAGGCAGAACGTGAGGCTCCTGAACAAGCACAGCAAGCTGTAGAAGAGGCTGTTACTGTTGATCCAGAGACAGGTGAAAAAGTATTCGGTGCGGTTCCTACTCGTAGAGGGTGGGGGTCTGAGGGGTTTAATCGTACTGCGGTCAATGCTTATCTGTCAGAAGTAAGTATGGATGCAGATGCAAAGTTTATAGAGTTACAAAAAGCTTTTAAGGACGATCCGGCAGGATTTGCTTCTAGTGCTGAAGCATACCGTGACGCGACTATTAAAGGGTTGCCTGCTGATGCTCAGATTAAAGCTAATGAAGTATTAACAAATCGTATACTTTCTACTGAACAAAAAATAAACACAGAGTTTTTACGAGAAGCTAATAATAAAAACATTAATACATTAAATAATTCCATTGATGTTGGCTTAATAAACATTGCTAACTTGGCTAGAGAAGGTGATTTAGAGTTAGCTAATTCTGAAGCAGAAATGCTACAACTTACTATGGATGCACTGGCTGAAGCTAGTCCGAGGTATGCAAGCATTGTAAGCGAACAAAAAAGAAAGCTAAAAAATAAAATTTATGAGCAAACGCAATTATCTAAAATAGATGCAATTAGTGAAGAGCAGGGCATTCCTGCGGCTATGTCTGCATTAGATGATTTGCTTAAAAAGCCTATGCCGCAAGGGTATTCGCAAGAGGAATTGCGCGCATTTGAAATAAGCACACAACAAGATTTAAATAGACAAAACTCTCGATTGCAAGCAACTAAAACAGTGGCAACAAACGAAGCTACTGCAAAAGTGCAAGATTATATAACTGCTAGAACTTTAGGCCAGCCTATTAAAGAGCAAGAAAGAGCAAGTGTATATGAAATTGCTAAAGGGACTCCGCTAGAGGAGAAGTTATTTTTAGCTGATGAAATAGGAATCTTTGCTACTGCCTCATTACAGGCTAGAAATGAAATGCTTGATGCCGCCAGAACAGGTGGTTTAGATCGTGCTGATGCCTACAAAGCTATGTTAGTAGCTAATGCAGATATTAACAGGCAAGCTAGAGAAGACGGAATAAGTATGTTTGTTGCACAAGGATTAGGTGAACCAATAGCATTTGATCCTTTAGCAGAAGATTTTGATAGTCCTGAAAATCAAGAAGCATTTGCTCAAAGACAAAAACAGGCTAAATTAGCCTCCGAGCATTATGGAGTTTCAGTGTCACCGCTTACTGATAATGAGGCCAGTGCATTAAGTAACACTATTACGCAAATGACTCCTGCTGAAAAAGTAGAATTAGTTAATGTATTTGGCAGTAACTCTGCTTTATGGGGTCAAATTGCACCTAAACAACAGGGTGTATTTGCACAGGCCGCGGCAAGTGGCGATAAAGATGTTCAAAATACTATATTTAAAGGACAGGATTTACTAGCTAACAAATTAGTGGCTACGTTAAAAGCAAATGATGGGTATATGTCAGACTTTAATGATATTGTTGGTACTGTTTATGGCCCGAATGATAAGCGAGATACCCTTGATGCGGCTCTTAACTACTACTACGGCTCTTTAGACATTGGAGAAGATCAATATAACCCCTCTAAGTTTAAAGCGGCTGTACAGGCTGTTACAGGCGGTGTAGAAAAGATACGAGGATATGATACACAGTTGGTAAGAGGCGTTACTGCTAATGAATTAGACCTTTACTTTTCTACTTTCACTGTTTCAGATTTAGAAAAAGCAGGTATTAAAAGCACAATAATTACAAAAGATAAAATGATTCCTGTAGGAAGGTCAGCTTTTGAGGCAGGAGCGCGTTCTGAATCCAAAACAATTTCTAATAATCTAACTTTAAATGCTATTCATAATGGCAGAATTAAAGCTATTGAAGGGCAAGGTAATTACCACGTTTATGATGATGCTGGGATTGCTATTTATGGGGAAGACGGTGCGCCAATAATATTTAATGTAACACAACAAAAAATTACAGATGCTGCTAATCGTGTTGAAGAAACAGCAATAGAGCAAGCAGGGTCGTACGAACAGTATAAACGCAAAAAATTCATGACACCTATATTGCAACGAGATTTATAATGCCTATTCTTTCTAATCAAGATCAGCGCGATTATTATCAAAATTTGCGTGGCCCACAAGAGTTTCGTGAAGACCCTACTTTTTTTGAAACTATGGGTTCAGCGTTTGGTTTTGTCATAGACGAAGAGTTATCTGTTTCTAGTTTGTTAAATCGTCAGGGATATGACGACAGAAATGAACAAATATTTAAAATGTCTAGCGAAGGGTTTGATTTAAAGCCTTATACGGACATTACTGGTGAGATTGATTACGATAGAATATCTGAAGACACAGGCTTAATAAGAACTAATCGTGAATTATACGACGAGCGCACAAAAATACTACGCAAGCGCAGAGAAGAAAACCAAGATGTTATAGAGCGTGGCAATGGATTTGCACAGTTTTTAGGAAGCATGGGTGGTTATATGCTTGATCCTATTAACGTAGCTACTATGGCTATAGGTGTAGGTACTGCTTACAAAGGGATGAGTACATTAAGCCAAGCATTAATGACAGGCAGGAACACAGCCGCTATTGCCTTAGCCTCTGAGTCTGCTATTCAACCACTGGTATACAAGCACAAGCACGACATTAATTCACCATACGAGTTTAACGATGCTCTTATGGCTATTGGCACTACAGCAATAGGTGCAGGGCTTCTTGGTGGGGCAATGGGTGGGATTTCTGGATACTTTAGAAACCTTTCTAAGAATGCGTCAGAGTTTGTTGGGCCTCCTAAGCCGACTAGTGATATAAAAATGCAACCTATTTTCATTAATAATTATAAATTAGATTCTGATGGGATGCTAGATGTTGCAGATTTAACTTCAAAACTACCGCCTGTCCCAGAAAATTACATAAGGCTTTATAAAGGAGATAGTCCTACAGCAACTTTTGATGATGTATTTCGTAGAGACATATTAAAAGATTTTGCACCAAAAAAAGGAAGTGGAAGATACTGGACTGATGACCTAGCTACAGCAGATTTTTACAGAGAAGCATACGATATTTATGGTGATGCAAGGTTGTCTTATGTAGATGTAACAAAATCTCAAGCTGACTCTATTAAAGTAGACGATGGTTATTTATTAGATTTTCCTAAAACCAAATTAACTCCAGAGCAAGAATCAATAAACATTTTAGATAGGATGGGTACACAACTAGCTGAACAAAAAGCGGCCTTGCCTCCTAGAATAGAAGATAAGATTCTACAAGAATACGATAATTTTCAAGCAGGGCAATATTCAAAGTTAGAAGATGCTAGGGATGCAAATATTCTTACTCTTGAAAAAGATATTGCTAAAATAGAAAAAGAAAATATTACGTTAGCTAGATGGATTGCTAAAGAAGGCGGTTTAAATAAGGAAAGATGGGCGCGTGAAGGAATTGACATTGCAGATATGAAAGCAATGAAGGGAGGACAAAAGCCTGTCTTCCGTGTAAAGGGTGGTTACGACCCTGATATGTTAGCTGAACGACTGCGCGAGTCTGGTGCTACAGAAATGCAAATGAATGATGCTATTGATTTAGTTGAAGATATGGTTAGAAACCCTAAAATGTTTCGTGACCCTACTGTGCAAAGACAAATTGATGAAATAGAACAAAATATAAACGCATTGCGTGACGACAACACTGTATTAGAAGAATACTATGGGCAAGTAATTAGAAGTAATGTCGAAAAAGACATGGAGTTATTATCCCAAAATAAATCATTTGAAAACGCCATGAATAAGCCAACAATAGCGTATGATGATTATGTTGTTAGTCAGTTGCCTCCTGCTCCAAAAGCAACTAAAACAGGATTACAAAGAGAGCAGTTAGACTCTGAAGGATTAGCGTCTAATTATGATAGAGATATTGCAAACTTTGAAGCGCAAGAAGTTAGGCGTGTTGTAGTAGATGGCAAGTTAGTGGACGCTGATGAATATATGAAATCATTAGATGATCAGATAGAAGGAATTGAATCAGTGAGGGTATGTGCGCTTGGCTAAATCACCTAAACAATTAGATCCACTTCACGGTAAATATAGCAAATGTATTGATGTTGCTGTGCAAGGTGGGAAAATATCTAAATCAATGGGCCAAGAGATTTTAAAAGCTGATAGCCCAGAAGATGCCATATCTAATTTAGTTAAGAATATATCGCGCGAAAAGCGAGAAAAAGCTATTCAGTCTATTCGCATCGCAGAAGACTTTGACCTTATTAAAAACCATCCGTCAGGTAATCCAATGACAGGATTAATGTCCTTGATGGTAAAAGACATTACAGGTAAAGCCAGTTATCTCAATGTAGATATGTTGGGCAAGTCTTATACAAAAAAGTATATGGCTAAGTGGGCTGATTCTTTGTCTATGTTTAGAACAAGAATGTTTGGGCTGTCGCAAGACGAAGAAAGTATACATAAGTTTATTGGCAGTGTTTATGGCAAAAATACTGGTGACGCAAACATAGATAAAGCGGCAAAAGATTGGCTTGAGATTGTTGATGATGCGAGAAATGACTTTAATGGCATGGGTGGTAGC